ATAAGGCTATATTTTGCCATAGAAAAACCGACCTCCTTAACGTTAAGATTTTTGGTCTAACATTAAGGGGTCGGTTCATAGATTTATTCTAGGTTAGTAGGCTCTTTTAATCTTTTGTCATTCTTTCGATAATCTTTTGAAATCAATCCATGAGTCCACCTGCTCATGATCAGGAGATAATTGGATCACCTCTCAGTCATCGACGAATTGCACCTGCTAATCCAAATACACCGCTTACCACGGCCCATGTATCACGTTGCCGGCGTAACCTTTGTTCTGTCTTTTTATTATTCTTTATTTCCGCTTTCAACTCGTTCAATGATTCGGAGGCTGTTTCCAATGAGCTCGCCTGCTCGGTTATTAATTCCGATGCTTTCGCTAACTCTTGCCCCTGTTTCTCGTTGATAGTTTTGAGCTCGGCCAATTCCTTGCTCCGTTCTTCGTTGATAATCTTCAATTCGTTCAATTCGGTCGCTTGCTTGGCGGTTAAGGTCTGAGCCTCGTTCAATGACAAGTTTGAGTTCTTGATTAAGGCGTCTGCTTGTATCAAGTTCCCTTTGAGTTCGTTCCAACTTGTCAATGGCACGTTGATAGTTTCCTCTTGTGGTGAAGTAGCCGTCGATGAGCTGGCATGCACCAACGAGGAGCAACAAACAAATAGCACCAATAATAAGGCGCTTATAAGTAATCTGCTGTTTAATCGTTTCGATGTATGTCTTTGCTTTTTCATACATAATAACCCCCTAGTCGAGATCATTCCATCTTGCATCATATCCACGCACGTCAACGTGGACAAAATCTTGATAATAATACTTACCAATCCCATCTGCACCGCATTCCTCTGCAATTTGGGCCAAATAATCCACATCGATGCCATCATATGTGATATCAGCCGCCAAACCTTGCACATGATACGAGTTAGGAACTCCGCCAACTTCTTCATTGTGTTCCTCACAACGATAACCGCTATTAATATATAATGGAACCCCTAAACGCTCACGGATAGCATCGAGCAAATCCACCAATCGCTTATCGATGATATGGTCTAATTTATTGCGACCATTCTCATCAACTTCATGCCGGTGGCAATTACAAGCGAACTCAGAGGAATCAAAATATTTGCCTATCTCCATAGTATTATCCTTTCACAAATAATAAGAGGGTAGCTATTAGCCACCCTCTAATCCCTTATTTTTTTAAAATGCCATCAATCTTGCTTTGAACTAAATCTAATAACCCAGTAATGGCAGTATTGCCACCGTCTCGTAAGTTCTCCAAAATAGAAAGAAATTCGACGCTAGCAAGATACAACCATACAAGATTGACTGCGAATGCGTAATTACCTGCCATGTAATCAAAACACCACGCACTAGCAGTCGCTAGGCAATATGTTAACACCTTTGTAATGAAAGGCTTACGCATATGCTTGGACGATATAAGCCCTTTTCCCCATGCAGCCGGAATGGCTATGTATTTGTCAAAACCGCCGATATTCTCAGGGTTTGCCCCCATATCAACTAACATTTGATAGCCAATCGCAGACCACTTTGTGAATAGATCTAAAAACACTAGGCAAATGAATATACCTAACACCTGTACGTGTTTAAGACCTAACATGTATATACCGACTTCCGCAACTACCCCAGGCCATGGCTTTGAAGCCAATTGTTCCATCCACCCTCCACCAAGCCTCTTCCAAGAAGTGTGTAATTTCTCCCATGCTTTCCCCCTTACTACAAATATTATAAATGGTCTACCGCACTACCTGTGCTGATATATTTATGTTTGCTATCAGACCATTCAATTCGAGAGGATTGGAATAGAACATTATTCACACCATCTTGCAATGTACCAATTTTAATAGGGAAACTAATATTATCACCATTAGCGAATGTAACATTTTGAGGTTTCTCAACAACAATAGGAATATCGCCAATTGTGTTGTTACTATTATCTCGGAAACTTCCTTCCATTGTTTTGACATACACATTTTTGCTTGTTTTGATTAATATACTATCAATTTGAGTTACTAACCATTTACCGAGTACTTTAATATAGTTGTTTCCTGTGAAGTTTGTTACATCAATTTCCAATTTGCGGCCAAATAATGCATATCTTACATTGTTTTCCTCGAATGTATCATCAGCATTGGAATGAACCTCTACACCTTTAATTTCTGCGCTGCCAACTTCACGATCAGCCAAATCATAATATTTAACCAAGATATTAGCAACTCCGAATGGTGCGATAGGAACACGCATATTGTCACTCTCAAACACACGTTTTTCGCCACCATCAACAGAAACCTTGAAGTGAGGTTCACCTCTTAAATCGATGAACTCTTGACCTACTAAAGGCTGAATATATTCGATTGGTTTGTAAGCCACTTGAATTGTATCGCCTAAAAGTTCTACTAATTTAGCGAGTACTGTTTCAACGCTATTGTCAGCCAAGTATACGTTTTTTTGTTTCAAGAGTTCAGCTGCACGCTCTGCACTTGCTGGCTCACCTTTAGGGCCTCTAAGGCCTTGCTCTCCCTTTTCGCCACGCTCACCACGTTGGCCGTCCTCACCCTTTTCGCCTTTAGGGCCTCTTAAACCTTCAAATAAAGGTAAAATAGTTTCTTTATCAAGTTTTAAAGTTAAAGTGTTATCTGCCATGATTGTAATCTCCTCTGATTAATGCATTGAAATATCTTGAATAAATGTAATTTTGCCATAGCCTAGCTTGATATGATCACTATCGTTATAAATGAAAGCATCATATAAAAACTCTTTAGTCTGTAGCTGTTTCTTCGCCGATACATCGCCAGCGAGTGAGAATGTAACGCTCTTTTCTTCGACCGTTGCATTCAGCTCGAATATAACTGCCTCATTCGGCCTTTTTCGTATCTTGCATACGCCTGTATAGCCTGTGAGGTTTAAGTCACTACCCTCTGGCACTTGATACGTGATATTGAAATCGTGTCCAGCGTGTATAGTGAAATCGTGTTTTACCATAAGCCACCCCCCTTTTATTTTCTGATAGCTATACATAAAACAAATAAAGTGCCTATTCCTGTTACTGTGATAGAACCATAATTTCTATCGCCGCCCTCAATCATCAATGATTGAGCCGCACACCTATCATCATAATCAATACCGGCACTTACCCCATGATCGTAGTGTTTATGAGATAAAAATTTTGAGAATTGCACTTTCAATTTTTTAGGATAATAAGTAAACCGTGATTTTTCTCGCTCGAGTTCTTCTCGAGTGTAGCTCGTTTTCTCAATATTGTATCCAACAGGTACAAAGGTACAATCTGAACGCTTATAGCCACTAGGAATAGGGCAATAATCGCCATGCTTAACCTCGAATACTTGAATGCTTAAATTTTTAACCTCAAACCCCGCTTGATAAATAGAATTTGCGTCAATGCGTGAGCCTGTTATGTTAGCACCTTTAATATTGCCGTTGCGATCTATCTCGAATGTACTAGTACTGTTTTTGAATGTGCCGCCTGTAATAGAGCCGCCTCTTAGATCACCAACATTCGCAGAAACGGCCGCTAAGTTTTCAACGCTGATTTTGTCAGCAGAAACCGCCTTTGCCTGTATCATTTTACGAGCGATTACATTATCATCAAATACGGTTTGTCCGGTAACATGCAATAGTTTACCGTCAATCTTAGTACCGGCTGGTGTAAGATTAATACGGCTTACAATTTCACGTCCGTCTAGGCTATTAATAGCTTGCGATACTTTTAATTCAAGCCCCTTAGATATTTGAGTTATTTGCGAAGTGGTACTTTTATTTAGATCACTAACAGTACGTTGAAACGCATTAGCTTGGTCGACTAATTTGCTATTAAAGCCATTTATATCGGTTTTTACTGTGCCGACCTCAGATTTTAAAGCCTTAACGGCCTTGTCCATATCGGCTATACCTAATGCCTCCATATCAAGTAATTTACTGTCTATTTTAGCTTTAACGGTAGCAGATATGGCGTCAGTTCTTGGCCCCTCACCAAAGATATCGACATAAGCCACTTTAACGGAATATATTCCTGCCTCTAAAGGAATGTTCATTACATTAGTCGATGTAAAATATACAGTATTATCGACATAGACATTAGCCCCCTTGCAACCGGCTGGAATAGATTGGAATATAACCCCTACGCCATTTAGATTGCCACTAACTTTAACATTAGTTGCTTTAGGTGGAGCAGGCACGTTGTAAGTCAACTCGGCAGGTGCCCCATAGCCTTTTGATGGGTTATGTGCATATAGATAAACTTTGCCAGTACGATTACGCAAGATGCCACTATAAGTAGTGTTATTACTTTTGCCTATCAAGCCATCGTTCTGCCCTATCCTTGTATCAAGTCGCAACTCATAGAAATCTATGTCAGCATTACGAACTTCAAGCCAGTTGAAATTGGCCTTATCACTGAATGTAATAGAAAACCCTTGCGGAGCGTTCGGAACTTCCGTTTTCATGGCTACAGTAATTGACTTCGTAACCCCTTGCGAAGTATTTCCATGTACGTCCTTAACAATAGCTTTTACTTCGTAAGTATGTCCAAGTTCGCAACCACTAATAGATATTTGGCCGTTACCACTTCCGCCATACTTCCAAGCTGCATTGCCCTCACGGTACCAAAGCTCGACCGTATCAAAACTATTAATTTGAGGTGTATCAAATTGAGCTACCACATCAAAGGATAATACCCCATTGCCTATCTTGTAGTACTTAGTAAATAGCGTTAAATTATTCACCTCTGGGATATAATAAGGCACTATCTTATACTGATATTCCCTTACCTCATCAAGCCCCTGTTCGTTACTTCCAAATACATTTAACGAAGTAAACTTTAAATATACCGTCTTGTTAATATCCTCTTTTCGGTATGGGTAGTGGAATAAAGCCTCGTCTACACGAACAAACCTTTCATTTGCACCATGATTAATAGCATTAGTTCCGTATTGGCCACGCACTAAACCTCGCAACGTATACCAATTATCCGGATGAGTTTCTACAGTTTCATAACTCAACGCCTCACCATTTATCCAACACAAGGTGTTGGCACGTTCAGCATCGACATGGGTTCCGCTTTTTAGTACGCCTTGATTGATAATCACATTACAGAAATTACCGTTTTGAGCAAAGCCGTACTTCAATTTGCCCATTCTAGCTTGTTGCGTGATAGATCCTATACGTCGATAGTTTTCGCCATTATCGGATACCCATACGGAGCAACCACCCCAACCGCTTGGAGCATTAACCCCAACGAATATTTGATTGCCCCCAACATCGCCAACGGTTTGAAATATAGCCACATCATTTACGCTTGGTGCTGCTTGATTGTAATCAATAAAAGGTCGCTCGTTCTCATGCACGTTGTATTTAGCCGGAGCATACGTGCCGGGTGGTTTTCCCTCAGCGGTTATTTCTAACTGTCCGTCTGCAGCCTCAGATACAGATGTAATAACGACTATCTGTTTATTTAGGCCACATAATTCGTCAGTAAGCGTAACAAGGTCGCCCGGTTCTATCCTACAGAACGCCCAATCAAGCCTAAACGTGTATTGATTTTTAGCATATAGCCGTTTCATAGCTAATTGCTCGGCGTAGTATTGAGCCCTCGCCTTAGTATACAGATAATGTGCAGACTTCTTGGAGGCTGGCTTTAAACCATTCTTTTGCACATCGGCTACAATCTCAAAAGCGACCGTCTCTTTCTCGTAACCGTTCGCACGATTAATAAATTCAACAGTCGCTTGGTTATAACTTTCTGAGCTATCTTTTCTTTTATATACGACTAACTGTCCATCGCTAGCCGGAATAAGATCATCAGCATTTAAGTTATATTGAATTTGATTGTAAGGACTCCATGTGCCGATAGGTTTATCGGCTAATGGTACGATTTTAAGCCTATCAGTAGACCAAAAGACCAAACTATTTGTAATTTCAGCTATATCATTAATTACAGTTTGAGCCTTTGAACTTCTACTATCTGGCGGTGTGCTAATAAGAATATCAGCTGCCTTGCAATATTCCCTGTAGTGTTCTAAGCCGTCAATATTAACATCGTCAATGCCTATGGACTTTAACACATGCACAATATAATCGGCTGGGTTAACGTCTACACCGTCGCCAGTTTCTAGCAATTTCCCTTTTATTTCAAAGTTGTATTGCGGTAAACTGCCACGTTCGCCTAAATCGACTACGCCTGCCATATATGCTAAGCCACTATAAGGCAACGCCTTTTCCGGATGCTTAGAGATTACATAAGGCCACGGAGCTTGTCCGTAATCACCTTTATACGCAGTGAGCTCAATCTTTTCATTAGGATAGTCATATACTTCCTTATCTCGCCATACCTTGCCTATACCTTGTATAGGGCCCTCACATAAGCCAATCGCACAAGCCACCGTATATGTATAGGTAATTTCAGTATGCTTTGAGCCACCACCCTTGCCAGTTCGTGTAGTGGTTTTGTGTTCATGAGGGGTAAAGTCATCGTAATAAATAATATTGCCACTTAATCGTGTAGTGCCAAGTACTTCTGGAACTACTTCACCATAAGAGGCGGTATTTATCATGAAGTCGGATATCATATCAGCACGATTGGTAGTATTCCGTCCTCTAAATAGAAAACCCATTATTTACCCCCTTTCCTAAATCTGTAAACTGCACGTAAGCGACTTTTGCCCTTTGCGTCATAGAATAATACATCGTCGATAGATGAATAGATAACGCCTAGATCAACAAACGCATGTACAACTAAATTATTGCCAACATAGATGGCACCGTGAGAAATGCAACGCCCATATTGGTATAACAAGAAATCACCGATACGAATATCATCAACAGGAACCTCGTCAGCTACTTTTTGAACGTACTTTAGGTACTTTTCTTCTGAGCGATGTAAATGCCATTCGTTAGAATAATTCTCTATTTCTAGCTCATCACGTTTCATTAGGCCGCTATCAACTACCGCAGCAACCAACAAATAAGAGCAATCGACGCCAACACCATGAACCATAGTATTGTTTTGATACGGTGTGCCTATCCACTTTTTTGCAGCATCGGCAATCATTTCACCTGTTGTCAATTTCATCGTATCGTCTCCTTTAATGGAACATAAGGCGTTGCCCTATTTCTACTAAAATTATTGAACTTAGCCTTGCAAGTTGCAGGAGTTTTATCGCACCCCGGATAGATATATGCCACATCGCCAACATTAGGTGTTGTATTCGTAGCACTCATATAAACAATTGAGTTCGTAGCACTATCCATAATTTGAGTTGCTTGCCCTGATAGAGGTCCGCTTATCCATTCCATACCACCGGCAGTATAAAAGCCGTTTTCAAACGAAGTATCGACTTGAACGTTATTATTACCTATAACAGCGGTAACAGTAACACGCTTACGATATTTGGTAATATCAACGCCACACTCTTTGGAATATACAGAATAAGGACATTGCGGATAGTATCGTCTATTCGGATATTCAATATTAAGCCTTTGGACTACAGATTTTGCATTTATCTTCAATGCAAAGCCTCCACCCTGACTAACCTCACAAATACCCTTGAATAGATCAATACATTCGATTACATTCCCTTTATCGTCAAAGAAAGCACGCCTCAAATTTAACGTAGCACCGTCTAAGCCACCATTATGAGCCACAGTCAAAACAGGAACACCACCAATTTGGTCGGACTGATTAGCAGTTATTGTAACGTTCAACTTATCAACGCTAACGGTACTGGTTGTAGAAATCTTTTCACGCACAATAATTGGCCCATCGCCCTTGTATGTGTTTCCGCCATAACTAACATCAATGTCAGTATCGGCCCAGTAGTAAGAAATGCCACTTTTGAGCCTCAACTCGTACAAGTCGCATGATACAAATGTCTGTGAGTTGCTTAAATGAACGCTTAAAGCCTCGCTAACTTGTTTCATTTATAATCACCTCACTGTAACCAATTTAAACGATTTAGACTTAAATACGTCTTTAAAAACGGCCTCGTCCGTATAATCACCACTGAACATAACTTTCCAATAGTAAGTGTAATCAGCAGTAATAATAGCGGTAGGAGATATCCTAACACCTGCAGCCAATCTTATAACGCCTTTATCTGATACGGCATTAACTTGCGTACCATTAGCGTATAATTTTAGGTTCTCAATATGTGCTACTGGTTCCCTAAAATCACCATACAAGCGAACTGCTTGCCATTCAGATTGTGCACCAGTTCCAAGCCTTACGCCTTTCTCCTCATGGTCCTCGGGATCTAACCATAAGAACGGAATAGTACCACCCTTTACAGATGCATAAAATCCCATAAGACGCTTATGTTCTTCTGGGCTTAGTACTGCGAATTCTGTTGTAATGGTATATTGAGGATATTGCCAAGTTGTCATAGTTCGTACTCGGCCACTCCCTGTACGTTTAATCTTAGTATCCCACTTTTGAGCCTTTGTAGACTTCCACGCAAGGGTTCTAATATCCGGAAATTTTAACAAATCTGCCATTACCATGTACCCTCCGTAGCTACAAATTCCCTATTTTGATTAACTAAAAATTGTCGCAAAGAACGACCTGCCGAATTCTCTAACCAATCACCAAACGAATTGGCGTCCATAGCAGATACGTTGAACGTAATGCCACCGGTAGCACCACCACCGGCACGTGCTATGCCTGCACCCATTTCGTCATATGTGCTTTCGCTTAAAGGTAATACGGCCTCTTTATACTTGCCCTCGCCAATCTCAGCATAAGTTGAGCCATAGGCCACACCACCGTTTGCCATTTTTGGTAAGTCTAATTTTGCAGATCCTAAAGATGCAAAACTTGTTGCACCATTAGCAAGTGAAAGCCCTGCTCCTGCGGTAGTATTAGCAGTCCACGCAGCCATGCCAGCCGCAGCACTAGCACCAAATGTTGCCATACTAACTTGTTGAGCCAATGCAGACCATGCCGGATATTGAGCGTTAGCCGCAGCAATACTGCTTGTAGTTTCTTGTGATTGTAGCAATTTACCAAATACGGCTTTTTTAACCATAGCCGCTATCCAACTTGCGATAAAATCTGCAATAGTCTTTAAAATAGCTTTACCAATATTTTGAATGGCACTCATTAAAGTGGTAGTGCCTTGAATAAGACCTGAAATGCCACTCTGCATGCTATCTATACCGGCGTTTAAAGCGTCAATTAATAGTTGTTGTCCATTCCAATGGGCATCGACTGTGGCTTGTTTCCACTCTTCAAGGAGCTGTTTTTTTGAGTCATAGTGCTGTTGCTCTGCAACATATTCATCACTTAATGCAGCTTGTAACGCATCGAAGTTTTGAGTTCGCATAGCCTCATCAATAGCATACTTTTCGTTAACTAAATCAGTATGTTGTTGTAATGCCTTTTTATTGAACTCATCTTGTGCCGCTAACAACTCCTCGTTTTTCATTTTTTCATAGGAGATTTGTCCGTCAGCACTCATTTCGAATTCAACACCTCGTTGTTTTAACAGGTCAATATGATGTTGTTGCTCCATTTTGTCCATTTTCATGAACTTATCGACCATGTCTGCATAACGGTCCTCGATTTCATCTATGGCATTTTCATAGTCATTTTTCAACTGCACGGCAGGAGATACATTCCCTGTACTATCTTTACTTGCAGTTTTAAATGCAAAATCTTGTTGCATATCACGAATACCAGTTTCAATGGCACGTAGTTTTGTCATTTCCTCCTGTTTCGCCTTGATACGCTTTTCTGCATAAACTTCATCAAGTAATTTCAAGTCCTCGTGATAGTTTTCATTAGCGGTTTTTGACTTTTCAAGTTCTTCTCGCTCCTTTTGGTATTGAAGTTTGATTAACTCTACTTGATTGCCTTGCATTTCAAGGAAAGATTGCAAGATTTTTTCGTGAATTTGTTTAGCCTCTTTCGCTAAATCTTCACCCTTGCCACCTTTACCGCCACCGCCTTTACCACCTTTACCGGAGCCAGTGTCAGCACCGCCACCTCCGCCACCACCTACTGCAAGGTCGCCACCTCCGCCGGATAAGCCTGATGTGATTTGCCCCATAATATCACCGGCAGTATTAACGATATTTTGTGCAGTATCAGCAGAAATAGTGTCTACTTGTTGAATAGCAGTAAATGTGCCACCAAAGAACTTCGCAACCTTATCGCCTACGCTATTAAGTTTAGCGATTAACCAGTTCAAAGCCTCAATAATCTTATTAACACCCCAAACTGCAGTATGCACGATAGTGGAAAATACTTCGCTTAGCGTTTCACTAAAACCACCTGCCGCAGCCCTAGAAAGACCAAATACAGCGACAAGCGTCATTAATGCACCTACAAATATAGGAATAGGGTTTGCCATCATGATTGCGTTAAGAATTGCTGTAGCACCACTCAATGCAAGTGTAGCCACCTTTGCCACACCCATCGCAACCGCACTAGCAATATTCGCAGTCCTAATAGCCATAATTACTGCTTGTGTAGTCATTGCAATGGCCCTAAAAGCACCAAACGCAAGACCTACCGCACCAATAGCACCGCCCAAGATTACGCTTGCAGCAGTAACCAAAGTTGTGCGAACAGTCAATAAAGCAAGCATCGTATTATGACTTGCTATAATGGCCTTTTGTGCCAAGAACGCAGCACTCACGCCAATAATAGCGGCAGTAATCAAAGGCATAGACGTTACGAATAACTGTACAAAGCTAGATACGATATTTTTAATGGTGGTGATAACCACGCTTAGGCCACTAAAAGCCCCCTTAATAATTGCTATAGATACTTGTGCAGCTGCAGCTACTACTTTAAAAGAAAATGCCAATTCGTTTAACACGCTCATAAATGCATCGGAACTTGTCATATTGCCCAGTTCCTCCATTACTGGTTGTAACGCAGCAATAAGATCATTCTGCAATTTAGTTCCTATATCTTGGAATGTCATAGGAATTTCTGCGAATTTTGCGTTTGTTTCCTCTGCACTTGCGAATAAGGCGTTCTTAATAATATCGGCAGTAATAAGACCTTGCGAGCTCATTTCTTTTAATTGCCCTACGGATAGCCCCATTTCTTGTGCGATACTTTGTGCCAACATTGGAGCATTTTCCATAATGGAACGGAATTCGTCCCCTTGTAGCTTACCTGCTGCCATAGCTTGCGTTAATTGGTACATAGCGGATGTAGTTTCTTGTACGCCTGCACCAGCAATTTTAAATTGCTTATTTAACTGTTCAACAAAATAAATGGCCTCATCATTGGAGGTGAAAGCGTCTTTTGCTAACAAATTTAGTTTTGCAACGCTATCCGCCATATCTAAAAAGCTACCACGTGAACGATTGGCGGCAGAAAATACCTTATCCATAATTTCGGCGGTACTTTGACTGCCGTCATTGATAAGATCAATACGAGCCCTTAATTGCGTTAATTGGTCCGTTGTCTTAACTGCACTAACGGCCATATCTTTTAACGCCCTACCGGCTGCCTCAATGCCCATCGCAGCACCTGCAAACGCAGCACCACTTTTGGCAGCGTTCATAAGCCCCGGAATCTCAACCCCAAAGACCTTTTGAGCTTTATTTCTTACGCTATCAAGCGAATTAGAAATGCTTTTGCCTAGTGCTTGCTCAGCTTTCCTTGCTACTCTATCAAGTGCCTGTTCAGCACCATTAGACGAGCCAACAATTTTGACATTAATTTGACTTTCGGCCATATGCTATATCTCACCTCCCTCTTGTCTGAATTCTTCCATGAATAACTTTTCTTCGTTTTTGCGTTTAGCTAATGTCATTGGATGTAGTTGTTTCATAATATCCTCGACAGTCAACTTCCGTTTGCCTGCAATATGTACATTTGTCATTAGGCACGCAAAATACGCTTGCTTACGGTCCTCTATCTCCGTTCTTAACTCATAACCCTCGGCAAGTTTGTAATATTCCATAGGGCTTAAATTCATGAATTCCCACGGCTTTAAGTTAAGCGGACCATAGGCCATGCGTTCGGCTTTTGTTATCCACACTTTAAAAGAGGGGGCGGTGTCGCCCCCTCTTAGTTTTTTGTTTCGTTTTCAGCCTCAACCTCGGAGCGTGCTTGCTCATCGGCCTCATCTGGGAATAATGCGTAATATGCAGCTTTACCAAATACACCACTACCAATAAGGGCTTGTACAATCAACTGTACAAGGTCGGCATATTGGACTGTCCCCTCGTCAAAGAGTTCTTGCAATTTATCTTGGTAATAGATATAATCACGCTTTTTGCCGTGGTGTTTCATACCTACGACCAATGCAGTGATAAGCTGATTGAAAGTCATTGTGCCACTTTGTACCGCTTTAAAGATAGGCTCACCCCATAGCTGTTCCAACTCAGCAATACGACCAATGTTGAAATAGATAGTTTCGCCCATAGCGAATAGATCACAATTAATTTTTTTCATAATAAACACGCTCCTTGTAAATAGTTAATTAGGGTTTTTTCAATTCAGACAATGGACCTGCACCATTCAATGTGCCTTTATATGTAGCCACATCATCATGCGGAGTACTTAAGGACAATTCTGTAATAGATGCATAGCCAGTCATGTAAGATTTGTCTGGGTATTCGAATTTTAAATGAACTTTTTCATCGTTTAAGAATGCTTTTTCAAGCAATGTCAAACTTTCTTCGTTTGGCATTAAAAGCGTTTCAAGGTCGATAGACCATTCTTTCATACCCGGAATAGTAACTTTCCAACCGCCACTGTCTTTACTAGATGCGTCAATAGAATCGGCTTTACGAGATACATCGCCACTACGTTGACCGCCCAAGATAAGCCATTCAGCATTTGTAGTTTCGTCAGTGCCTACATTTAAGTAAATAAGATAATTCTTGCCGGCTGTAGGCATTGCGGTTTGAGCCGGTTTGTATAATTTTTTTGGTGTTGCAGCTGGTGCCATTAGAAAATACCTCCGTTAGTTTTCTCTTTTAAATCAATAAGGCGAACCATAAAGCGATATTGCGTACCAACTAAAGGTCGCACACTATCATGGTCGCCAACTTTACTTGTACACACTAAATCTATAATCTGATAGCCAGTATTCTGTAATATACATGCAGTTTCGTCTAATTCACCACAACGTTTGCGTAGATCATTAATAATTGCCTCGAACCTATCTTCCAAGTTAGCTATTAATTCATAGCCTACTTCTAAATCTGGGTTATCATTTCTGCCCCAAATCTCGATATATAGTTCTTGCTCCAATTCAGATTGAATGGAATTATCACCCCTCGTAGTTTCCCCACGAATAACCATAATAACGCCATTCTCATCGACTTTCGCTGCTTGTGGTCGCATAGCACCTAGCATGACATTAAATGCAGCACCGCTATTGTCGATAGTAGATTTAATGTGTTGCATTAATTCTAGCCACATATTACCCCCTATAGATTTCAACAGAACGATATCCCTTGTATTCTGTAGGGTTACCTGTAAGCTGCCCTGGTGTTATTCGCGATTCCAATAATTTAATACGAGATTCATAGTATTCTAATTTTTTAGAATAAAAGTCATCCGTCGAACCATTACTAGTATAACTTCCTGGCAAAGCATACGATTTATTAACGCAGACTTCTCGATAGATATATGCAAGGACTAATTCATCGATAGTAAAACTACGTATAACTTTATCCTTTGACACACCTAATCTATCCGCAAGTACATAAAGCCATTGTTCTGCTTTGGATACAGCGGCCTCTGTTACCTCTTGCGTTAGCAATTCATCCCCTAATAGGCCGGCTATATCTTCAAAATTATATAGCATACAGTACTCCTTATATTTCAAAACTTAGCGTAATCTCATCTTTTACTAGCACTTGTGCCACATCATCTAGTGCAATATCAGTATATCTGGAAAAAATACTAGTAATATTTGAGACATTATTTTGCAACGCTTCATACAAAAATGGATCTGGGGCAGTCCCAGGGTGAACCACTTTCCTAGCAAATATAAACCCATTACCGCCTTGTGGTACGAATCTCAATATCTTCTTAAAATGCGGCCGAATTACATGTGCTGGTGTCCCTGCATGTACGAAAGGGCCGTATTTAGCGACATCACTATCAATAAATACGACCCCTTGCATTCCACTATTAGAAATTCGATAATCAACAGCCTTTTCTAGATTCCCTGTTCTCGAGGTAAATCTATGTTTCTCCTGTGCAGTATCTCGAACTTCAATAGTACTCGCTTTTACTGCCTGACAAATACGCTTGTTGAAAATGTCCTGGCTATTCACTGGTGCTTATTTTTTTACTACCACCTTTACTGCCTTTTGTAGGCTTTTCAGGTGGTTCAGTATCTGCAGGTGGTTCAGTATCTGCAGGTGGTTCAGTATCTGCTGTTACGATTTCGTATCCATGGTCCGCAAACCACGCAATATGATTAGCATCTTCAGTAAATCCTTCCCCATTAACAAAAGTAACATTGCCAGTTTGCCCTGTATAATCAGGCACTGGAGATTTTATAATCGGCATATTCGGCCTCCTTATTTAACTTTAATTTTGCGGAATACACCTGCAGCTTTAGATGCTTTTAATGCAACCGCGGCAACCATTTCGACCTCGCCTTTCTTTACAGCTCCAGAAGAAGTAAAGTCAGGGAGCCATAAGTTAACCACATTATCGCCCGCAAGAGATACGCCGTGGAAACCATCGAGGCCAAGGCGTGCAACATATAAAGAAGTTTCACCTTGACCATTAATACCTACCACAGGATCATTGCTACCAGCTTTGGTACCAAGGTCAACTAATGGTGTAATGCCGTAATATTCAACTTGTTGTCCGAATTCATTTAATTGAGTAGAGTACATCGCAGAACGTCTAGCTACTGCTCGAATTTTAGCAATCAATTTAGAGTTGCCCATAATGGCAGATGGCGCACCATCCAAGCCTAAAAGGAATTCATCGAGTTGGTCTAAGAATGTCTTGTAGTTTGCATCAATAGCACCACTATCAGACAAATCGATAGCTGCTGTAGGTGTATATTCAGTAGAAGAGCCTAAAAGCGCCTTGTCTAAACCATCAAATGCTTTAGCGTTGGTACCTGTATCGCCATTAATAACTGTATCATTAAACAATGCAGTTGCAGCCTTGACCTTTTGCTCGATTTGTAATGTTACTTCATCAACAATACCGCCCATTTTAGCGATTACACGGTCGATTTCAAAGGATCCGCCAAATACTTTCAAATCAACAGTATGACGTTTACGAGTTACACTTTGAGGTGTGTATTCAGCATTAATATCACGGAAATCTGCGGTTGGTTGTGTTAATAATCGAGTATAACCATAGGTTAAAGTACCGCCACCGCCAGTAGGAGATACAGCATCATCAAATGTTAAGTTTTCAAATAAAAAAGACGATTTACGGAATTCATCAATAACTCCCATTTGTAAATCGTCTTGTACGTTAAGTTTTGCTTCAGCTAATGTAATTGGCATTAGTTTATTCCTCCGTTATTAGAATTTATAAAATTTATTGAGTTTCAATAGCAGCCGCTACGGCCCCTTTTAAACCTACTGGCTTATTACCACCAGAATTGTTGCTTCCTGCACCGCTTGTGCCTGAACCACTTCCGCGTTTTTGTACATCTTTAATTGCATAATCTTTACCTTTTAGCCATTCATCTACACAATCGTCAACAGTTCCACTAGTACCATCAGGCTTAATATATCCATAAGTACCATCTTCGTTGACTTTGATGTTACCAACAATCAGCTTTGAAAATTCTTTAGGATCCATAGCGTTACGCTTCGTCAAAGAATCAACCACGGCTGCAGAAATTTCAGACTGTACACGTTGTGCATCAGCATTTTCTCTTGCTTTACGCTCGGCCTCTACAGAATCCTCCAGGGTTTTAATTCGTTGCTGCATAGCTACAATACCTGCATCATCTTTAATCCCTGTAGAGGTGATTTTTTCTAGCTTGCCTTGCGCATCAGCAAGCTCACGGTCGGCGATTTCTTTTGCCGCTTTTGCTGCTTTCGCCTCATCATTCTTGGCATTAAATTGACTCTTGGAAACATAGTTTTCACCATAATCCTTAGTCACTGCCTCTGCTTGTTCCTCCGTTAACCCTAACTTAATTAGTTCCTCTTTTGTCATCTGTATGACCTCCTGTAAAATAAGCTTTCCCTCTTCGCTTTATTTTCGTGAGCCACACCTCACGACCGCGGTCTTGTTCTTTTACGCCTGCAATACTAAAAAGGCAAATAAAAAAGCACCTGCATAAGCAAGTGCTTGATTGATTAAGTTTTAAATTTCTCGTATTTCTACGATTTCACTGGCATACAATTCATATTCGCCAACATATATTGATGCTTCATCGGGCTCATTATTCACACCCGATGTAAACGAATCCAATTTGCCAGTAATAATGTCACCGTCAACGAATCTGACTGCTACATTTTCTGAACGAATCTCATTATAGCGTTTATAAAGTTGTTCTTCTGTCATTTTCGTTCACTTCCTTTTGGTACTATATGAATACCCTTTCCTGATACATGTACAGTTGCAAGGCTTGTTTTCTGCTTTGTTCCTCTACTTACATTTACATCATACCCAATATGAGGGGATATATCAACCATTATTTTATGATTCCAATCACCCTTCCGAGTAAATCTAATACCACCATTATAAACGGATTCTCGTATGGCCTTTATAACATCAGCATGAGGAATTTCATAGTTATAATAGCTTTTATTTTGAGTTTCATCGTAAAGCTTACCACCTTTTATATGCATGCTTTGCCGCATCACATAGCTGCTATTAAAGTATGGTGAGTTAATGTAATCAATAACACGATATCTAACATCATCTATTGTTTCAAACTCCCGACGTTTTGCAAGATCCTCAATATTAATTTTTCCATTTTTAATATAATCTTTCAACGACTCAATAACAGGGAGCCTACTTTTAAACACGGCACCATCCCAGCCCCTAGCTTCCTCAGTCCATGATGCATGCCCATTCATTACTAAATTGCGACCATTTACACCTAAAATGCGCTCTTGTTCTCGCTTCGGTAATGACTTCAAGTATGCTAGCCCTCCAGCTTCTATATTTGGCTTGGCTGATGCAGTATCAATCATACCTTCCATAATTGGCTTAATACGGCATATACAATGCGGATGTGCAGGTAAATGAGGAAATTTATCTTTAGGGTAAATACCTTTTCCAAGTCCATACAAATCAGCATTTGCATATACATCACATATATCAACCACAGGATGTCGTGTACTCAATTTCCATTGAAATGCAACTACATCAGGATCATCCATATGTCTTGCAATCTCACCCTCTGCATATGCACGAGCCCTTTCAGTTCTAGCAATACGTTCAGCATGATAACGAGCCTTTTCCTGCGTCGCAACATATATGGTATGATTTAAAGCTGCTGTATTGCTCTTTTCAATAGCATCAATCAACTCACTATATGCGGCTCTAAGTCCCGGAGTAGTTTCTTGCTCAACTAATCGGCGGACTTTACGAAGCTGATATTTAAGCATATCTTTCCCAGCTTCATCATTAGGCAATGGAACAGGCAACTTGCGAAGCTTCTCCAAAAAATCAGGTAATTCAGCTTTTGAAATAACAGAATTACCACCATAGCCATCGAATATAGCCTTTGCTGTAGCTAATGTATCCTGCCCTTTCTTCATTGCGTCGTATATTTCTGCTGTAACATCGTTTTTGACACGACTAGACGCATTATGTAGCCGTTCAGATAAGTTTAATCCATCAGGTGCCCATGCCTTTTGCATTGCCTTTGAAATGGTTTGTAATTTATATGGCATGCCTGCGATTATTGCACTTTTAGCTGCATCACTGGTTACACCTATGTCTACACCATATCCCCTAGCACACTCCTCAACCAACTCATCGATTAACGTATCTTTCATTGCCTCCATTACAGGATATTTTTTATATGCTTCTTTAACAGCATATTTAGGCGTGTGCCCTTCGTCTAACAATCGACGTACTTCGGCTTCAAATTCATCAATTATATCGCGTATGACACGTTCGGTATGCTTATTCATCTAGTCGCTCACTATTCTCATCCGGATTTTCTCCATTTGAATACATGTCATCTAATACTTCTTGCTGTGCAGTAGCTTCCACTTCTTTAACAATAGCATCATACACATTACCGTCAATATTAGGCATATATCCATCAAGGATGCGTTTAAGCACTTCAACATAATATGTTTTAGATTTAAACCCTAAATCAAGGGCTTGCTGTCCTTGAGATAAGCAATCAGCTACATCATTAATGTCAAAGTCCCTTGGATATTCACATTTATAATTCAACTGCTCGCCAGTCCACAATTCATATAATGCAATAATGGCTTTCTCTGCATTTTCACACTGTACAGCGAAGTTTGCTAGTCGTTGATTTGTTCTTTTGAATGCCCACTGCTTAGCAACCCCTGATTTTTCCTGCTGAACCCCTACTACAGAATCAACACCACCTATGCGGTACATTTCTTTAATTTCCGCTTCCTTTTCTTGCATGATGATCTGTGCTGGACCATTATCTGGAGCAATAAAAGCTGGGGGATGACTAGCCTCTGATGGATATAGTAGTACATTGTTAACGCCCAAGGTTAAATCTTCTATACCTTCATCGGATGGCATGGTTAAAGTAGAAAATGTTTGAGAGTTCAAAATTTGTGTCAATAAACTATCAAGATGATAGACTCTATAGTTCTTTTGTGCTAACGAATAGAACTCTGGATGCGGTAATATAGTTGTTTTCTTAGTGCTACGGCCAAACCATTGCACTACAGGGACACGTCCTAACCCATGTTCACCTTCATTAATAATGCCTCGCCCTTTATCACGAATAGTCCATTTTGTATCTGTCCATTCATAATATACTGTTGAACTACCTCCATTATCATCAGTAATAATCGTTCTATATTCGAATCTAATCATTCGACCTTTGTCATCCAGTTTCCAACCAGTCACATCACTAGGTTCAACTGAAGTTAAATACGGTAACCGTCTATCACGTACATTATCAGCCAAACTTTCACCAAATTCTGCTTCATTGTTAACAATGACATACACAACACCATACATTTTGGCAATCACAGCTTGTTGCTGAATGTATTCTTGTAATGATGTACCTAATCGATCTGCATCTTTTAAAAACACTTTGAATTTAGCCGTTTCTTTATACTCTCTTCGAATTTCATCATTAAAGATAGGATCTACATTCGCATTAATAATCGCTGCTGTATGATTAGAATAGCTTGATAACTTTTTACGGAAATTATAATTGTCTATGCTTTCTCTTGGATGCTGTTTTAAACCACGACCTAAAGAGAATAACCCGGACCCATAGTACGCATCATGTAATAACTGGTATGCATACTTCTGTTCGTTTGTAATAAACATATAATGAAGTTCCTCCTAATAAATATCAGAATTGATGGATTTAATAACAGAAAATTTCTCAAATGCATACCTCATAGCATCCATTAAATGGTTATTTTCATCTTCAGGCTTGCCTGTATACTTACCAAATCTATCTTTACCCCATTGGTATTGGCTGATTTCTGTAAGAAAGTTAACACATCTAGGGTGCACTATAATTTCATAATCCTGGATGCGTTGTATACCATTCAGAATACTATCTGCACCTTTTTTAGATGCCCGAGTTCGAGTCATTCCAAATCCTCTCAACTCGGCTATGCTTTTAGGCTCGGCACAATCAGCAATAATAGCCTCTTTCGCATATCCCAAACGCTTTACTCGTTCAGCTATTGCACTGTTAGTGAGAGCGTGTTCGTAGAGCTCATCGAACACATACAGTCGTCGTTCTGCAGAATCAACGACACCACAGAAGAGAGCTGTCGGGTCTGTAGTATAACCAAAATCCAAGCCGAATATAGCTTTGACTCCTGGTAACTTGCGTATTTCATCAATACTGAACTCTTGTTCTTTCCAGTTTTCATAAACCAGGCCCTCAACAACGCCCCAGTTGCCAAGCCCTGCTACTTGGTACCGCTTAGGGTTTTTCTTCATTTCTTCGAACAATACTAAGTCGGAGTTACTCAGGAACTCGTTACACAGGTAATTCGTAGTCATGGCTAGCACGTTTTCACTAGGCTCATCAAAGAATCGTTTCTTCAACCAGTGCCTATCGGACCACGGGTTAAAAGTTAAGACTACCTGGTGATACAAACCGTCAGGCAACTGGCCACGAATAGACTCATCCAGTCGGTCGAAGGCATCTTCACTCATAATCTCGTAAGCTTCTTCAATCCATAGCCTACACAGCGCCCCAACTTCAACAGTAATGGATGTTACCTTTAAAGGATCATCGAGACCACGAAATAGAATCTTCTGTCCTGTTGGAATATATGTTATTTCAAGTGGCGATGCGGAACATTTGAAGTACCGCTCTACCTTTAACTGGCGCATAGCCCATTTGAGTTGCGCGAAACAACTATCTCGCAAAGTCCGTTCTGTCTTACGAACGACTAGCCAGTTTATACAAGGGTTCTCCATTATCTCCATAATAACTTTTAGAGACTGTGTAGAAGACTTCTTACTGGCACGACTGCCCTTGACTACTTTATAACGACCTTTGAACCGCCAAAAAGCACCGTATCCCTTGCCTACGATATCAGGCAAGTACACTCTGTTAGTCTGCAATATCGTCACCACCTACGATGAGTACAGGCTTAATATCGATAGTTGTATCACCGCTAAGTATTCTATGGCGTTTAGCCATTAGCTCCAGTGCTTTTAGTCTCGACTTCTCGTCAGGTGGTTTATCGATAATGCGGGCTTCGGAACATCCTTCCCCTGTACCTTCGATAACGACGTGTTTTTCATTTGAGAGCCCCAGGGCAATTCTTGTTAACTCATACTCGACCTGCTGAGCCGTCATGATGTTTTCATTAAAGTAGGCGTCACGGAGCTCAGCAACCCTTGCTTTGACGTCATCATTAGTCATCAGCCGACTGCCTTGCATCTTAGCTGTTTTTTCTGAGTAACCAGTTCGAATAGCGGCCTGTTTCGCATTCATATCCTTGATATACTCGTGACAAAACTTTTCATGTCGTTTGTTTTTTAATGCAGCCACTATCTCACCTCCTAGCTACTTTAAAACACCTTTATTTTGCTTATATTTACCGCATTCCTTATGAACCTTTGCAGTTTTTGTTTTTACTAACGAATGTGATGGTGCATACGATTTACACATGTGATCAATATGAATTCCATTCGCCTTGCACCAACCTTTCACATTATTAAGACACCGTCTCTTTTCACAATACACATCAGTCAATCACATTCACCTCACTTACTCAAATTTGTATGCAAAAAGACCACCTAACCGTATAGATTAAGTGGTCTTTCGCTTTTGTGTTCTAGGTATTCACTGTGTCGTTGAGAGAGATAGTATTTGTTTCCCTATTAACTCACACTATCATTATAAACTGTCAAGAAGGACAGGTCTAGGACAGTTTTGGGACAATTTTTCAGGCTAGCTTTGTATTTAACCCAATAACTCCCCACAGCAATACAGATAACTCTTCAATCCCTCTAGCGATGTAACGTTTGATGGTACGAACATCTGGCTTTTCAGGGAATGCTTCTGCAATCTCTTCTAAGGTTTCTCCATCAATATAATACCTGCGCATGCATTCGCAATATTTGAATTGCTTGCCGCTACACTTCTCAGCATAGATATCGAGCATGTTATTTACATGTCGCATCATCAATGCTGTTTTTTCTTTAGATTTAACAATCGCATTCACTTTCACAATGCTTTTATCGTCAAACATATCAATCAACAGTTCATTGAGCCATATATCTTCGGCTTGTGTCGAATCCGAGATAGCATTGTCTACATATGACTGTAATTGACTATAATGCTTTAATAGCTTGATCGTGTTGTGTCGAAGTTTACGACCTAGCTGTGCATTTTCTTGCTTTGCTAATTCATAGTAGGTTTTAGTAGCCACCTCAGTAGCCAACCTAGTAATTTTTTCAATCTCGCATTCATTCAAATGCATCTCCCCCTTTACTCTTTATTTTAGTCCGTATTGTGTTTTATTCCAGCTTCATGAGGATTTACTCATTAACGCATTAAAACATTCTTATACATATGAAATTTTGTTTTTTATGGCTATTAGCGACTATAGGAATATACTCATATGTTCTGTGATATGTACAATCACAAAATCATCGTCGTCATTTACAACCTCATCAGCCATAGTCCCGATGAATTTCCTATTATCGTTTTCTAGCACACCTGCAGTTTGTAGTCCGTCAAGAATAAATTTCTTAGCAAAAGCTACGTTATCAGGATCATGTCTGGTTGATGAGTGCCATTCAAATAATAGGTCTACTTTGCCCTTAACCGATTCTATCTGTTGTGATAGACATTGTTCTTTGACTTGCTCGGTGCATTTCTTTTTCATAGCGGCGGCTGCTATAGTAGAACCACGCTCACAGTCAATATACTCATTTAACGTTGGAAACCGGTTATGGGTTTTCTTTCTAAATCGAAACTGACAACGTAGGAGAATCTTCATCGGTGTGATTCTCCATTAAATATAGCCTCTTCATATTCTCCACGTAAGCGGTCGTATATTCTTTGACTATAATTTTCTGCAGTCCAGGTCGCGCTATAATTCGTAGTAAGAATTATAGGCTTCATTCGGTTGTAGCGATCAATAATAACACTTTCAACCTTAGATGCTACCCAGTCAGACTTCGAATACTCTGCTCCAAAATCATCAAGTAATAGCAATGGGATATTCCTAAGCTTTTGTTCATAGCTCAGATAGGCTACATTATCACCCTTGGATAACGTAAGCATATTATCCAGCAGGTTGGGCATTGAAATCATTAAGCACCCTCTACCTAGTCGCATAGCCTCTTTTAGAAGACTAACTGCGATAGATGTCTTGCCCGTGCCAGCCGGGCCTCTTAATATGAGACCCTTGCCGGAATCAAGATTTTCTTTTAGATTATGAGAGTATTCCTTAACCACAGTATAGGCTTCAGCGTTTTCTTTAGGAAAGCTGCCATGCTTGCGCAACCACTCAAAATCCATATCGTAATACCGCTTAGGAATTCCAACTGCAGCATAGGTAGTATTAACGTTAGTTTGAATGACTACTGGTTTATCATAGATTGGATAGAAGAACTCATCCTCTACCGTGTACTCTTTCATATTCCGCTTGCCAGTCAACTTGCTCGTCTTTTCTCGAAGAGCCTCTATTGCTGCTGTTACGTTTAGTGGTTCCAAAATCTTTATTCACCTCCTTTTTTAAATTCCCTGCTGTAACAGTTTCAACATACTTGATACTATTGCCACCATTATCGGCTGTGGTATTAATAGCAACAATGACTCGTTCTTTGCCATATGATTCAACTAGATCATCTAACCGCTCTTTAATAACAGGTGATATATCTCCGATTGACTTCATATACAATTCGTAAATAGGTTTATTTTTTACTTCATCATCGTCAAACATAGATAGAGGGTTTTCATCTTCACGCGCGCGCGTATCTCTCTCTATATTATTAATTTCCTTTCCTTTCCTTTCCTTTAGTTCGTTTTGTTCAACGACCGTTGAAGTTTGTTGAACGACCGTTCGGTTTTGTTCCTTTTTTCTGCGAGCTTCACCACTTTTAATGCCTGCGAGCCTACGCTGTTCCTGCTTTTTTTCAAATTTACTTCTTCGCTCTTCTTGTCTACGAATTAAACTAGGAGACCAGAAATACTCATCATCACATTCGAGCAATTCAAAATCATTAATTAACGAATTTACAAACAAAAATGACTTATTTGAACAAAAGAAAGCGTGTTCATTTTCGTTCAACGGTCGTTCATTTTCGTTCAACGGTCGTTCATTTTCGTTCAAAACTCCTAACTCTTTATCGAGAGCAATAAAGGTATATTTTTTAAAAGGCAGTCTATAGTCCTCAGATGAAGCCAGTTTTTCAATTAATTTCCACCACCAGGCATATGAAATAACCCCAAACTCTGACTCCATTGCTACGATTTTAGGATCATTGCTCGCATTAACATCGTGGCTGAAGTAATACACGTCCTTGGCCATTCATTATTCCTCATCTATAAACAAACTATCCTGGGCTCGTTTCCCCATAATAAACCTTACACATTCATCGATTAAGTCTTGAACAGAGATAGCGAATGTAGAGTCTGCATATTCAACATTTAACCCGTCTGTTTTGAATTTAAATTCGTTAGGAGTGTTCATATCAGAAACGATACCTTCAACACAGACCTGACTAACAAGACCTTCGATATCGCCATACTTAAATTTGAAGGTGTTTACCAAAAATGGGATTTTAAATTCTTCCAAAAATTCAAAGTTTTTCTTCATAATAGCCTGCAGTTTGCCAAATGCTTGCAGGAGTTCAGGCCGCGGGTCATCTTTGGATTTAAGTGTAAAAATATCGTTAAGACCTGTGGCAGATGGTTTTTGATAGGCAATACTGATATCGCTATCTTTAATTTGAATTGATTTAATAATCATAAGGGACTCCTTTCTCGTTCTACGATTATTAATTTACCAGTAGCAGCTTGAACCGCTTGTTTGAATGTTTCTGCATCTGAGTTACTATCTGATAAATGTAGTAGTCGTATATCTTGGCACTTAGTAAGATCCATAGACTTTAGAAATTTAATAACATTCTCTAACGAAAAATGGGATTGAATTAATCGTTCCATGCGTTTCTCATGCAAGCCACCATCATCAACACGTTGATTCAGGATTTCATATGAATGATTACATTCAACCATGATATGATTCACATCTTTAAATGTGTACCGGCAATAATAGGTGTCGGTAATATATAAGAGTTTCTCTTCACCATCAGAAATCAAAAAACCAACATTAGGAACGTCGTGTTCTAATTCAAAAGGTAGAATACTAAAATTACCTATCGTAAATTGAACCTTAGGTGCAATGTAAATAGCTTTATGATTACCTGCTACATATAACGCATCTGCAGTATCTTTTAACATATATACACGATGGCCAAGCTTTAATAAATCGTGGACAGCTTTGCTATGATCTCCGTGTTCATGAGTAACTAATACGCCACATAGATGTAGAAAGTTAAATCGACAATACCGTTGAATTTCTTTAAAAGATAATCCTGCATCCAGTAGCAGTTCATCACCATTGGTTGAAGTTTTGATTCGGTAGCAATTCCCTTTGGAACTACTACCGAAAGCTTGAATACTAATCACAATTAATCACCAAACATATTAACTGCTTCGCCAGTTTCAGGGTCTACGAATTCACTTGTAGGGCTAGGCTCAATATCAATCACTTCACTATTAGCATTTTGGTTAATAGTTTCAGCCACTATATCGGCTGTATCAACTACTTTCCCCTCGACATCGATAATTTCATCTGCAGTCTGTAAACCCATTGAGATTTCAGGTGCTGTAGTTCTAATTAACCATGCTGCAGCTCTATAACGTAACATTTGATCCGGCATAGTTTTCCACTTAGAGCCTTTTTTGTCGTACCAGCCTTCTTGCTTAGCCAATGCAATAGTTACTTCAGGACCAGCGATAATTTCATCTGATCCTTTCTCACGAGTGTAAGCAATAATACCTTGAGAGTCTGTTCCTTTTTCACCAGTGGGTTTGTATTTAATAGCTTCAAAACGTCCGCTTTGATTAAACGTTGCAATTAAGAATTTAGAGGACCAACCAGGATTTCCGTATACGATATACAAGTTCTGCATTACCATCAATGGGCTAGCGTTCATTCGAGTTGCCATTTCTAATGCGATAATAGCATTCCCCATATTTTGCTCACCCTGGAATTGTTGAGGCACCAACGTGGAATGTGTAAACATTTTCGCTTGTCGCTGTAACAGTTCAAACCCTTCTGCAGATTGAAACCCAGGTAAATTTGTATTACTTCTAGTTGTTAATTCATTTGCCATTATGTACCTCCTATGCCGTTTTATCGACATCTACTAATTCAATTAAAGGGAAAATTCCATTTTGTTTCAATAAATCGTATATAAACAGTCGCCCCTTTTGAGTCCAATATGTATGCATATGCGCCTTTTCTACATCATCAATAAAAGTTTTGCTTGATGTATATCCTTTGTCTGCATATTTTGCATATAAGAACCATACGCCACTTTGTTTAAATTGCACTTTTTTATCGGCTAGAAACTTATTAAGCCATGTTCCGCTTTTCCCATAGTCTTTAGCAATTTGGGTAATGCTTAGCAACTCTTTATTTTGCAAAATAACATCGTAATAGTTAGCCTTTGGCTGTAATTCTGCTAATTGCTGATCCTTCATAGATATAGACAACTTATAGTTCTCTATCGTTCTATTAGCTACTTGCAAGGCTCTTGCCATTACTTTTTCAGGAGAATTCCAGTCCTTCTCAACTTGAAGAAAATATTCGCGAGCCTGACGACCTTTTTCGTTCCTAGATAACATGCACAATTGCTTTGCCATATCAATTGTAATTTCATGGTCAGAGATAATACGTTTAACCTCTCGATTACCTTCAATTTGAACTCGCTCTTTTTTGAGCGGGTTGAAATCTATACCAACTTCGAACCCATATTCACACATTCGTGGGAACCAATCTTTATATTCTGTTCCAATTTCTAAAAACATATGCAAATCTCTACCGCTTACATATTGAGTATTTTCTACAACATTGATAGGTACTAATTGCATTCTTCATACTCACTTTCTTTTAAATAGTCATAATATACTGACTTATGTACTAATTTAGTCGCTTTTTTCAGTGAAGATAACGATTCGCCAACAGTTAGCTCATGCTCAGACAAAATAGTATAAATGTATGCTGCCATTTCATCCGTACTCATAATTACTTTATGATTATTTGCCATACTTACACCTCCTTAACCACCAATTGTGGTTCTGTTTCATCAACGATCAACTTAATCGTTTGACTATTAACTGGAACGAATTCAGTTACTGCTTCTGCATTATCGATGAATACCGGAGCATTCACTTTGTAATAACTTGTTAATGCATTAATGATATCTAACCCTACATTAATACGTGCTGCGTTATTCATGCTTCGATATGGAACTCCTTTATAGGTAGTTTCACAACATTCCTCTACATTGCCATTCAACATAACATTAAACATTTTGAACCGAGCTAATTTAAATCTTGAGTTAATGTTTTCTTCTAGCATATTAACCTTTGCTTTAATGAATTCATCCATTAAGAAGGACGCTTCATCAAGTGCGTTCTTTTCTGCTACTAATTTTTGTTGTTGATTTTCTAATTCAAGGATTCGATGATTAATATCATCAATAAGCTTAAATTTATTTAACTCAGTTTCGAGGGCTGCTTTTTTAGACTTCATAGAGCTCAACTCTTCGTCAAGTTTAGTAAGTTCTTCAGTATCAGCTCCTGGTTCATCATCAATCTCTAGCAAGAATAATTGAGCCTTCAAATCAGCATAAACTGGATCGTCTTCAAGATTAGGCTCAGAGTATGACTCATATTCTTTAAACTTAACATTGTAAGCATCACTATATTGAGATACCTCTGTAGTTAAATTATCAATCTTTGACACCATGATTTCTTGTTGCTCTTCATAGTTTTCTTTAAGCTTCACTGCACTTTCAATAAGCCCTTTCCACTCCTCAAGCTTCTTAGATTTATTGGTGTTAAACTCTGCCTCGAGTGCCGCTTGCTTGTCAGCCGGTAGCGCTTGGCCACAAGTAGGGCAAGATTCTTTATTGAATTGTTGTGCGTTAAACGTATCAAATTCAGATTGTAAGGTTGCAATGCGTTTAGACTCACGCTCAATTTCTTTGTTAAGTTCGTCTCGCCTATCAGCACATCTATCTCTGTCTACTTCTACCATTTTTAGTTTGGTTAAAGAGGCTTCATATTCATCGCGCAAGCGTTGTTTTTGTTTATGATAGTCGGATAGTACTTTAGAGCTTTGAACCTCTAACTGGCGTTTAATATCACGGATTTTAGATTCCTTTTCAGTAGAACTAAACCCATTTTGAATAATTGCCTTTTGCTTTTCAACTTCATCTATCCCAGCGGATAAGGTTTCAATATCACGAATAAGTTTTGCTTTGTCAGATGCAATTTCAGGTTTATTACGCATAGCTTCATCGATGCGAACCGGAATCATATCAAGCTCTTTATTAATGGCGGTCTTCTTAGCTGCGACCACCTTACGATGATCGTCTACCGTTCGACCCTCTAACAGTTCAGCCAATCGTCTTAAATCATCACGACTATTAATTACGCTGATATCATCGATATCACCGCACATTTCAAGCAATAACTTACGACGATTTTGCCAGGAATACGTTTCGTTAAAATACAAAGGATTAGTAATCAATTTAAAGATACTTTCATCAACAAGCGAACTAACTATTTCCTTGTATTCTTTTTCTTTCTTAGGTACACCATCGACAAAATAATCTGTCGTATGACCTGTGAGGGTAACTTCGCCACCACGAGGGGATGAATACTTTTCACGATACACACGCTTAAGTTCAACTGTGCCCCCTTCGTCCAAAGTAAAGGTTCCTGTTACTTCATGATTGACTTTATGAATGGGTTCTCCTCCATCCAATGTTTTGATTTCAAAGTCAGCTCTATCTAGGCTATCTTTGCCGAATAGTAACCAACACACAGAGTCAAATACAGTCGTTTTATCAGTAGCATTATCGCCACGGATTACGACATCGCCATTAAGATTTATGGTAAAGGATTTTAGCCCTTTAAAATTTAGTAATTCTAATTTTGTGAGTTTCATAGTGATCTCCTATACAACACTAGCGTCCACGTCGATGGTATGCGGTTCAATCTTTAATTGATTGGCCCATTGCATGACCGTCGAATTAATATGAGCATTCTTTTTAAGCATTTCATTAGCAAAGAGCTTAGCCTGTACTAAGTCAAATATTTGACGACCTTTCTTTTTACCTTTATTGGCCAATTCTAGGCATGCAACCGGTTTCATAGAATCGTCGGTAACTACCACTATTGCCGTAGTTCCTTTCATGACTCTATCCCGGTATGAGCCAACACAATTTTTTAACCGTTTACCAGCAGTCATTAAATCTGCTGCAGTTCTTGGGACCATAAAATGCATTCCGTTTACATCTGCTTGTAGTTGAGGAACCTCCGGAAGCATTACGTCGCCGTACTCTTGTTTGTTGTAAATATTAACTACAACATCATGGAAGTCTTTTAACTTGCAATTAGTATTCCAAACTTGAGCTATATACCTACCATTTATTTGACTGTACATATTAACAATATCCCTGATATCTGATGCAGTGACATTTAGCAAATATCGCAATAAATTTCGCTCACCATATCGTTTGGAAAGGCCAAGCCACATATTAAGTATTTTTTCAGTCTTAACGCCCATATTCTCATCTAAATGAGCTGCATTAATTATTTTCGCAGATATATCATCGAACCCTTTTTCTCGATTAAGAGTCAATATTGTCCTTCGATTATTTTCATCTTTAAAAACATTCAGCATATCTGATAGCTTAACAATCATAGGGTCATTAACCATCATGCTACGCAATAATTTACTATCAGGAGCTCGATGATAAATTCGCAATGCTTCTAAGAATCCCGTCCCCTTTTTAGTCATAGCTAAAACCGAATCATAAAAATGCAGATCTCTTATAGAACCAATCCAATAGCGTGAAGTCCATTTAATGTTGCTTTTAATAATTTTAGTGACAGCAGGCATGTCAGGAGCGCTGAGCTTTAAGATCATATTAACCAGCATAGAAATCCCATATCCGCCATATTCACTAATCGAATGTGGGATATAAACATCTTTTACTTTATATCCACACTGTTCTGATAAGCGCTTTTCAAACGTTATGCGCAGACTTTTGAGGAGTTTGGCCAAATGCTCTTTATTAACTCCATGAACTGCATATGATTTCCCTATGTATTTTAAAATTGGCATAATCGGATTATCATACTCACGAATATAATCGACTGTGAGTTCATGTTTTCTCTTATCTTCATCGATATAAAAAGCTTTTCTGGCTTTGAAATCAAAACGCAAAACCTCTTTATAAGAGCCATCTTCAGACGTTCCATCCCAAAATAGCTGAATACCTTTATATTTAATACGAAGATCGAGGAAGTCTTTGCAATTAACGACTTCAAAAAACATTTCTTTAGGAAATAATTCCTCGTCATCACAGGTTAATATCACTTTGTGTACATATGGTTCGGAGCGAGTTCCACAATTAGGACAAACATAAGATTTCGCACCTGTATAATATCCGCAGCCCATACTATATTTGCGATTCCATATACCACCAAATGTGTGATCGCAATCACAATGGTGAATTGTTGTGTAAGCTGCATCATAATGTTTTTCAATTATGATGCTATCGAACATTTTGCGGATATATAAACTTGACACAGTTTCCACAGAACACCACCGCCTTAATCGTCAAACATAGCAAAGAGGTCAGCGTTATCTTCTACACTAGGCTCAACCGTTGGCTGTGTTTCGGCTGTAGCAGGTTCATTATCAACTGGCGTAGATTCTTTAGCTGTTTTAGACTTACGGGTACGCTTTGGCTTTTCTTCCTTTGCCGCATCTTCCGTTTTTTCTTTAGGCGTAGCTGCCTTAGGAGGCTCAACCACATCAAAGGCTTTTACAATGGCATTAGAGGCTTTCATAACGTTTTCTGTGTATGCGATACCTGCGTTGTATTCTTCCGTATTATCAGGATCAAGTTCAATTGCCTTATGTAATACATCTAGCGACTTTTTACATATGTCCGCTTGAGCTTTAAATTGTTGCTTAGCCATATTATTCCTCCCCTGCCATTACTGTTTTCAAATCAGTGATGATATCATCAGTTAATAAATTACTAGTAATTTTTTCAGTAATGCCGTATTTTTTAAAGACAGTAAGAACTTTCCCTGCACGAACCATATCTTCACCCATCCAATCCTTCATTTCTTTATAAAATACTTTTTTATCTACTGGTTCAGCAGTTACATCTAATGCTGCATCCTGTTCCGGTGTTTCTGTTGTAGTTGATTCGTCAGTCGGTGTTTCAACAGGAGCAGGTTCTGCTACAGGTTCTTCTACCTGTTCAACCTTTTCTTCTTTTTTATCTGTTACTAACTTACCTTCAAAATCTGTTACAGGAACATCCTTTTGCGCTGGTTCAACTTCAACAGGTTCAGGCTGTTGTTTTGTATCTACTTTTTTTGCAACTTCAGACGCCACTACTTCAATATCGATAGTCTCGCCAACCGTTACTGTAGGCGCTTCAACATTAGAGCAATTACCGCAGCATTGGTGATTTAATCGTTCGTTCCAGTCTGCTACTTGCACTGCTAAATCGTCCAACGTATTGAATTTAATAGTTAAGATATTTTGATTTTCCATGATAGTTTCTCCTTTAAAATTTGAATAATAACTCGTCATCAACTAGCATTCCAGTTACCATCTTGGGAATGCCAAGTTCTTTAAGCTTTTTGATTACGTGCCTACTTTTAGTAATATAAATAGTGTTTTGTTCAATTTGCTTTGCTGTTGGTTTAAAAACATGAGATTCTGTTTTTAACGCAGGTGATACGCAAATCACTTTATTGTGAACGTCTATACCAACTCTAAAATATTCAGGACCTTTTAACTTTCTATAAGCAGCTAATGAAAGTTTGATATAACTATTGCTTACAACAATTGCTACTGTATCGGCTGCACGATGCTTGCCTTTATTATCAGCAAAAAAACTGAAGTCAAATGTATTTACAGATAGCAAAGATTTTTTAGATTTTATTTCAGGCATGTTAGCTCCTCTCAAAACTTAAATATTAGCTTTTTGGAATCACCTTCGATGATCACGTCCCCACTAATATTTTTAGTAATACCTAATTCTGTTAACTCTTTTAATACAACTCTAGCTCTTGAGATAATGATTTTAGATTTTTGTAAAGCAGCTTTAGGTGGATAAATAGCTGCTTCATTATTCTTTTCTAAAACAGGATATACATGAATTTCACGAGCTGATGTATCAATTCCAACTCGCAAGCCTTCAGGTCTACCAATTGCGTTATACGCGTCTACACTTAATCCGCAAGCTGAGCCCCATACGTTAAATCGCACTTTAGGGGGCACACGCCCAGAGCGGCTAAAAAAATTAAAGTCTATATTTTTATTAACAGTTGGCATGATTGCCTCCTTATGTGTTACAATTTAACTGGTTATTTTAATAGTGGGTTGTACTTGTTCCAGCAAGTGCAGCCCTTTTTCTTTGTTTTGCCCTCATTCGCAAATGAGAGGTATGGCAGTCTTTACACACTGTAACCACCTTACCGATAGCTGTGTTATAAAGACTGTAGGTAATATTCGGGGTAAGTTTATACCCACAGTGATAACATCGTTTTACCATTTCACTAACATCTCCCCTGTAATCCACCAGTAGAAAATACCTACTGCTAGATATAAGAAACACGATCCGACAATAAAGCCCTCTATAATATCAGCTAACTGTGGAGCCATAGCAGCACGTCTAAGCTCCCGTTTTTCTTTATATGTCATCGCACTCATCTTGGCTTTCACCTCCTTATTCCCCTATTCGTGCCTGGCACCGTTTAGCCAACCACTCATCAAATAACCGTGAATGAATTAAGCGTTTGCCTCCTCTTTCCCCTACCTTCATAGATGGGAAATCAAAATCTTTAGCCCATTATTCATCGTCCCCCACAATTTGCTCAACTACGATATCATCAATAGTAACGCTAATGCGGAATCCTTGTGCGCCGTAAACACTCATCATGGTTTGCAAGCTATAGATAGCGTTCATAACGTCCCCACTGATTTGATTTAAGAGGCGATCTGATTCGATTGCTTTTAAATGTGCAGCCATTGCTGTTTTGTTTACTGGAATTTCAGTCATAGTTAAAGTCTCCTTTATAACATCATCATTGATAAAATAGATGCTACTGCAGCTGCAGCTAAACTTAAATGCATTCCTGCATCAATCCATGTCATGATTAATTCCTCCTAGTGAATATTTGCAGCTTTAAATTCTGCATCGATAATTTTTATATCCCAACCTAGATTGTGCATTAGATAAGTCTTAAAACCTTCCTTATCTATTACAAAGGCTCTTGATTTCTTGCCTGGTGACTGCCATGCATAGGCAAATGGGAATTTGTCCCTAGCGATACATTCTCGTACCGCAGTTAGTGTCCATCCGAGAACAGTGGCCATTTGGGATACGGCGATTGTCTTTCTAACCATAGTTACACCTCCTCTCTACTGCCACTAATGTTGTTGGTGGCTTTTACTTCTTTCACTTAATTTCTGATATAAGCTCAACGGCTTAAGACCCACGTCCAGCAACTACAATAATCAAAATTCCTGTCAGCACGAGCCCTATAATATATCCGATGACAAACTCCATATTTTCACGTCCTTCCCACTGCCACTAATGTTGTTGGTGGCTTTTTACTATTCATTTGATTTCACCTTTTTGTTTTATTTTCATCATTTATTCATGTATAATGTTTTTTGATAGGATAATGACATATGCTGAACTACTTGGTAACAAGTAGAAGTAAAGGATAAAAAGCCTTTACGATAACATCTTGGTGGTTAACCCACAATTAGAAATTCTTAAAAATACAAATAAAGCTATTTCTATGATTCAATCTTCTGCAAATACTCCATTTGCAAAAGCTTTTAATCTTAATTCTCAAACACAGGGAGCATTAGCATTAGCTCAAAATGTAGCTAATAACCCAATGCTTCAATTAGCGAAATCCTCTGGTATCGCTCAATTCCGTGATTTTGGTTTAAGAAAGGATGTTTACACGTCCCATTAGTAAGTAATTACTAATTGCAAATTGGGTGAATTCAAGGAACCTCCTGCTGCAACAGGACAACCTTGAGCCAAGACAAAGTAAATGCCTTGTATACTTTGTAAGGTGCAACGCATAGATGGTGAGGAGCATTACCAATAATCCATCCACGAGCGCCCAATATCCTATCTATTGCCACTAACAAAAGTTAGTGGCTTTTACTTTTTTACCGTTGCATTATCTTTCAAGTATGCTATTACATCAGTCATAATATTTTCCACATTTGTGATTGTTAAGCCATGTGCTATTGCTATAGAAATCATTGCGTCTACTATGCTCTGGTGCGTTGCTTTTGTAATGAGTTTTACTATTTTCATGGTTCCTCCCTTTAAGTTTTTAAATATCGGTTTTCCGTTATTTCTTTTTAAAAAAAAGAGCGTCAATAGTTTCCATATCTAGTTTTCCACTCGGCATACTGTTAGCAACCTTATCAATTTCCTTTTGTGTAAATGGAACTTTATTTGATAAGCGCTGCCCTAGTTGTGTCGTACCAATACCGAGGAACACTGCAAATTCTTTAAGGGTATGGAAGTTATTTTTAATAAACTCTCGTAGATTAGTATAATCAAATTCCATGATTTTCACCTCCTTTCATCATCGGCTTTCCGTAATTCAATAATACACTTGATTTTCGCTTTTGTCTATCGGTTTTCCGTTCAAGTTTGGTTTAATATTTACATTTGACGGTTTTCCGTTTATAATAGCTGTAAAGTTAGTCCTAGAGGAGAATGAATTATGAGTACCCAATTTATAAATCGTTTAAAAGCTGTTATGGCAGAGCACAAAATAACCCAAACAGAATTAGCCAAACGCACGGGCATCCGCCAATCTTCTATATCAGATTGGCTAAATAATCGATATGAGCCGAAACAAGATAAGGTTTATATATTAGCTAATGCTTTAAATGTAAGCCCTGCCTGGTTACTTGGGTATGATGATTCCAATATACCCCCTGTGCAATCTATACCTGAGAAAAAAGACGGCTACTACACCGACCCAGAAGCAGCCGAATTTGCGGAATACCTACGCACACGTCCAGGGGCTCGTATGCTCTTCTCTGCCGCTAAAGATATAAGTAAGGAGGATTTAGAAAAAGCAGTTGAATATATAGAGCTTTTAAAATTAAAAAACAAATAAGTTCGTTCTTTTACAATTTAATATTCGCACTTCCACCACACTTTATGGTACTATATAGAAAAGGAGTGATTGATAATGAAAACTACAACATTGCGCGTAGTAGCAAAAGAACTTAATCGCCTCAATAAAGTGATGGAAGCCAATAGAGAAACTAGCAAGCAAATTTCTAAGGAGGCCAACAAATGGGGAAAGACAACCTTGACCAACAACAACATAGCGAATCGATTCAGATTAAGCCGGAGTTAGTAGATTTTCTATATATCGACTCCGAACGTGTCGATTCATTTATATCTCAAATAAAAAACGGAACCCTGCGAAGTGTTAGCAAAACAAATGCTACTTTGCAGGGTTCTTCTTCTAATGCGGGTGTAGAAGCCAACATTAAAATCCTAAAAGGCTCTATCGGTGCTAAAGAACAAATAGATAATAGTGTCTCCTCTACTGAAAACTATGATCCATTCCATAAACAAGTAATAGACTTAATTAATATATTAGAGTATGACGAAATAAACCCAGTCGAGAGTAACGAGGCCAAACTTGGTTTCGTTACAGGCAGAGTTGTAATTAGAAATCTTTCTATTTTCACCGAGCTTGTACCAGTTATATTTACACATAAAACAGTATTTGGCGTTACATCGAAAGAAGCCAAAAATAATATAAATGCTATGTCAGATTTGATAAAAGCGTCACCAAGTACAATAGATTTATCTATCACTACTTCTGATGGTTCTAAAGTATCCGGCACAATAATTGAAGAGTACTTAAAAATACCTATGGGCAGCATTCTAAAAAATTACGGTACAACTCTGCCTGGCAATTGGGTTGTAATAGGAATGTTTGATACAACTACGCCTCAGCTAAGTTCAGATCCAGATACAGAGTCTACAGTTGAAGGATTAGTCGATACGTATTCTGATACACTTAAAAACTTCTTTGCTGCCTCTACCACTAAAGTAATTCCATTAATTATTTTTAGAACGATTAATATTTGACGAAAGCTATATAACCACACAAGGGAGAGTGTTATATTGGTTGTAAATTTGATTTACTGCGACTTACCACATGCCAATGCCGTGTCAGAGGAATGTGAAGATGTAGATACTCATAATATCTACATAAATAAAAACCTCCCTCGCGATCGTATGAGGGAAGAAATAAAACACGAATTGATGCACATTATTAACGACGACTTCTATTTAGACCAGCATGTTAATCTAGTAGAACAAATGGTGCGTCGAACAAGTATCAATGATGCAGAATTAGAAAGTATTAACTTTTATCATCATGTATTGTAATAATTACTAAATTGTCATTTTTTTGTCCTTGACAAATAGCAAATTATGAATTTTTGTTATACTTAATGTATTGTAATTTTCATAAAGTATGCTATACTATGAGTAGTGAACTGATTGCAATGTTTAATCATTGGTCGCTAAGCCGCTGCTCTTCGGAGTGGCGGCTTTTCTATTATAAGGAGTATATATGTGTTATGATAAGCCCTATAAAAATATAGATGATTTAATCCAAATGCTAAAAGATAGAGGACTAGCAATCACAAATGATGAAATAGCCAAAACTATAATACGATCTTATTCGTATTACGATTTAGTAAATGGTTATAAAACTATGTTGATGCCTAATGATACATTTAGCCCAGGTACAACAATAGAGTATTTACGAGATTTCTATATATTAGATAAAGAATTACAATCTTTATGTATGAAATACAGTCTAATCATAGAAACATCTTTAAAATATTGTTTGGCTGATGTAATCGCATGTAATTATGGTGTTCATCAAGATAGTTATTTGGACTCTAGGCACTATAAAGATAAGTATAATAATTTATATTTTGCCTCTGTTAAACTTGAAATTCTTCGCAATACTATTCCTCGTTCAGCACATCAACCAACAAAACATTATATTGAACATCACAATCATATACCACCATGGATATTATTTAAAAATATTTCCTTAGGAGCAACAATTAATTTTTTTAAACTTTTAAAGCAACAAAATAAATCTAATGTTGTACAACTAATGATTCCACATAGAGCATTAAGCGTTTCCGAAAAAACAAATTTATTAATAACAGCACTTGATGGAATTCGTTTATTTAGAAATGCCGGAGCACATAATCTTAATTTTGTTAACTCACGTTTTAAATATCCTTTACCCCTTCCATTATTAAAAAAAATACTTCCTCCTTATTTATTCAATGATTCATCTATTTCGAATCAAATCAGTGATCGTGATTCAGTATCTGGACTATATGGTATTATTTTATGTTTCTTAGCCCTAATAAATGATACTGATACAAAATATGCACTAGCTAATGAATTTAGAAGCGCATTTTGGAAGGCTGTATCTGAAGATCCAAAATTGACTCAAAATTTTTCAAAATCTAACATAAGTCGAATGTCAGAGGGGCACGCTCCTATAGCACATCAAAGCCAATGGAATGGAGGCAATAGATCATATGTTCTGCACCATAATACACCAATTCAACGTGGTGGTGGGGTATATGATATGAATAATATTACTGTGATGACACCTAGATTCCATTTAGATGTTTTAGATAGGGGTTACCACTTTGGGAGATAGTTATGAGTAATATAGATAGATTAAAATTTTTAATAAATAAAATATTAAGTTCTCCACATTTGTCTGAAGAGGAGTTGAATCCATATATAGATGAGCTTTTAGAATTAAGTCCAGATCCGAATATTATGGACTATATGTTTTGGGATGATCTCACGTTAGATGAAATTATAAATAAAGCTATGAGTTATAAGCCTATATATTTATAAGTTAAAGAGTTTAGTCTTTTTTACTTAAAGTATGATTAAAATTTCAGGCGTTTCTTCATTTTTTGGGAAAAAAGGATCTGTTGCATTTTTTAGATTTACCTTTACCTAGTGGAAGAGAAAGTGCGGTCAAAATTTCACAAGGTTTTAACCAATATGGTGAGTTAACCCAATTCCAAGTCAATAATCATAATCCACTCAATCTTAGCTATGACAAACTAGGCAGACAAACTCGCAAACAAAACCAAAATGGTTTTATTTTAGCCGAGCACTTTAGTCCTTCAGGTTTATTACAAGCACAAGGCGGCGGTTGGAATAACAGTTTAACGGAACAACAACTTAGCGATTATCAACCTAATCAAACTTATCCAATTGCGGGTACGCAAATTAGCCGAAAATGGCAGTATGACAAAGCATTTAACCTTGTTCATACTCAAGATAACCATTGGGGAGCAACAGAATATCGTGTCAATAAAAATGGACAAGTAACGGATGTGTTAAATGGTCTTCGTCATAGTGAACATTATCGCTATGACAGCCAATTAAACTTAACACAAAAAGCTCAACGTGAAACTGATGCTTTAGGTCAATACCAATTTGAAGCGGCAAATGATGCCAGTTTCGGCATGAAACAACGCAATGGTCGAAT